AGTGCGATATAGAAAGTTAGGGGGTAGCAAAGTATATAGGGTATATATATATATTTAAATTAATTAGTCTTATCCTTAGCCTCTATAGTAGATTATATACATAAGGTCTCCCCCTCTTTAAGGAGACATTCTAACTCCTAGGGCTACTAGAATTTAAATGTCCCCTTAAAGACACTTATTCATGAGGACAAGTATATGAATAATAAAAAAGAATTATTAAGTCTTCTCGAAGAAAAACAAAAGCGTAATAAGCTTGTTAAGTACGAGAAAGATTTCACATTGTTTGCAAAAGAAAATATAAAGATTATTACAAAGGATGCTAGAGCTGGGTTTGTAGATTTCAACTTTAACAGTTGTCAAGCTAAAATTACAGAAGCCCTGGATAAACAGCTGAAAGAAACCGGTAAGGTTCGCGCTATTATTCTTAAAGCTCGGCAACAAGGTATAAGTACGTATTGCGCAGGTCGAGTATTTTGGAAAACATATTTTACACCACATGCTAGATCAGTTGTAATGGCACATGATAGTGCAACGTCAGATGCCTTGTTTAATATGAGTAGGAATATCATTAAGAATATGAATCCTAAATTTAGACCTAACGAGGTAAAATCAAATGCTAAAGAAATTGTTATATCCGCTCCACATTTTAAAAGAGATACTTCTAATGAAAAACCTGTATCTTCCTATAGGTTGTATACGGCGGGTTCTCCGGAAGCTGGTCGCGGGACAACTCCGACGATTGCACACTTATCGGAAGTAGCTTTTTGGACACATGATGAAAAGATATTAGCTGGTTTATTCCAGGGTATATCTGAAGCACCAGGAACAGAAGTTATACTTGAGTCAACAGCTAACGGTGCAATGGGTGAATTTTATAGATTATGGAAAGGAGCACTAGAGGGTGAGAATGAATATCTTCCTTTATTTCTACCGTGGTTTTCTACACCAGAATACTACAGAGATCCTCCTNAATCTTTTGAACGCTCTTCGGAAGAAGAACTACTTGTAGAGAATCATGGCCTAACANATGGTCAACTCTATTGGCGTCGGTTGAAGATTGCTGAAGGTGGGGAACTAAAGTTCCGCCAGGAATACCCAGCAACTCCTGATGAAGCGTTTATTACAGCGGGTTCATCTGTATTCGATACTGAAAAAGTTGCAAGACTAATACCTGTAGAACCAGAAAAGAAATACTTATTTGACTTTGAAGCAACATCATGGGAGCCATCTAATGAAGGTAACTTACTTATATGGGATTACCCCGATTGGGATAGCAATTATATTGTTGCTGCAGATGTAGCTTTAGGGGTAGGTCAAGATTATTCAACAGCTGTAGTTTTAGATACAGAAAGAAAGATTATAGGTTTATACAGAGATAATCATATTGATCCAAGTAAATTTGGTGATCTTTTGTTTTATCTTGGTAGATACTTTAATAATGCTTTACTTACTGTAGAAAGTAATTCTATGGGCGTTGCAACATTATCTAGGCTTGCACAAATGAATTATATTAATTTATATAAGCAAACTAAAATATCATCTATATCAAAAGAAGAAGGTGTTGTACCAGGTTTTAGAACTACACAAGTAACTAAACCACATATTATAGGTAACTTAAAAAATGCTGTAGAAAATGATGATATATGGATTGGCTCTAANGTAATTATACAAGAATTAAANGATTATATATCAACNCCATCAGGTCGCACAGAAGCTGCACCTGGTTGTTATGATGATACAGTAATGGCAACAGCTATTGCTTTAGAAACATTAAGAACTCATTATGATAAACTAACAATGAATAAAGTTCCTTGGTCTCAACGTGCAGAAACATATGTGCAAGATGAAACCAAGTGGCTATAGTTTCCCTTGTCCTCACTACTCCGGCGGAAGTAGGGGATAAATCCGCCATTAAATAAAGGATAGCAATATATGCAAAAAGATTCGAATAATAAAGAAACGGAAAACGAAAATGAAAGTCAGGAGTATTTATTATGGAAGAAGACCTATGGTTATGAGTGGCAAAGTGACGCCATGCGTGGGAGTGTGCCAACTAAATCTGAGTAATGTTTGTGTTGGTTGTGGTAGATCTATAGAAGAAATACGAGAAGCATATGAAAAAATCCTTGCAAAAAAATAGTATGTATAATGAGTATGATGCCGATGGAGATGGTATTGTTACTGATGAGGAATTAGAACACGCTAAAATGATTAAAGCAACAGAAGATGAATTAAGAAAGCATTTAGCACAATTAAGAATGGCTAGGTTTACTTTAATAGCTATGGGAGTATTTACATTAGCAATGTTTTTTGTAGATATAGATCGTGTTAAAGCACTGGCAGATATTAGTAACTTATTTTATATAAGTGGTGCAGGAATAGTAGGTGCTTATATGGGTACAACTGCCTGGATGAATAAAAAGTAAAAAGGGGTCGAATATGAAAGGCGTAAAACATTATTTTAAAAATGGAATAGAGCATAAAGGTAAAACGCATAAAGATGCTAAAGGTAAACTTATGTCTGGTGTTAAACATACTTCTAACAGTAAATATCTATTTCACTCTAAGGATTTAAAAAATGATAAAAAAAGGAAATGAAACATTTAGTGGTTATAATAAACCAAAACGTACACCAAGCCATAAAACAAAATCACATGCTGTACTAGCAAGAGAAGGTGGAAAAGAAAAGCTTATAAGATTTGGACAACAGGGAGTTTCCGGTGCTGGTAAGAATCCTACAACTGCTAAAGATAAAGCTAGAAAGAAATCTTATTATGCTAGACATAATGCTCAAGGTAAACCTACAACGAAGTTGTCGGCAAAATATTGGTCTCATAAAGTAAAGTGGTAGGGAGAAATTATTATGGCAGTAAATGCAGCAGGAAATTATACTAAACCAACAATGCGTAAAAGATTATTTAGCAGAATAAAATCAGCAGGTAGTGGCGGTAAACCAGGTCAATGGTCTGCACGTAAAGCACAAATGCTAGCTAAACAATATAAAGCACGCGGAGGAGGATACAAGTAATGCCTTTAAAAGCAGGTCAGAAAAGTTTAAAAAAGTGGGGTAAAGAAAAGTGGACAACCAAAAGTGGTAAGAATTCTACAGTGGGTCCGAAGGCTACAGGCGAGCGCTATATGCCGGCTTCAGCTGTTCGATCTCTCACAGCAGCTGAATACGCTGCAACCTCTAGGAAGAAAAAAAAAGATACTAAAGCAGGTAAGCAACATTCAAAGCAACCTAAAAAAATTGCAAAGAAAGTCGCGAGGCACAGATAAAATGAATATAGATAAATTACGGGAAGAATTAAAAATTGATGAAGGTTACAAAGAATCCATATATCTCGATCATCTTGAGCTACGCACTTTTGGCGTGGGTCACTTGGTTACTCGTTCCGATCCCGAGTGGGAATATACTGTAGGTTACCCTGTTTGTACTGAAAGATGTATAGATGCATTTGAAGAAGATATAAAGATTGTATTAAACGATTGTAAAAACGTATATGTATTTTTTGATGACTTACCAGAAGAAGTACAATTAATTGTTGCTAATATGATGTTTAATATGGGTCGACCAAGAATGCAAGGCTTTCTTAAATTTAAAGTTGCTTTAGCTAATAGAGATTGGAAAGAAGCAGCAATAGAAATGGAAGACTCAAAATGGCATAAGCAAGTTACAAACAGAGCAAATAGACTTATTGAAAGAATGAATAATATTGATTGAACCCAGGAGCGGATCATGCCAAGATATGTAGAAATACCAAAAGAACAAAAACCACCAAAGAAACCACAAAAGCCTTTACCTAATGCTGGTAAGTATACATCAGAACAATTAGAAAAAGCTGCTAAGATTTACTCACCAATAGGAGGGAAATACTAATGGCTACTCAAGGTTATAAAGAAGCAGTTGATGATGAACAGCTTATAAATATGATTGAAGGTGGTGTATCAAATTCTACAGGCGATTGGCTAAACAGTTCCGAGTTAGCAAGAGAAAGATTAAAAGCAACATATGAATATGCAGGTGTAGCTGATTTTCACTTAGCACCACAAGGTGTGTCATCTATAGTAGATACATCAACTACAGAAGTAGTTGAAGCATACACGGCAGTATTAAGTGATTTGTTTTTAAATAATCAAAAATTAGCTAGATTTATACCATATGATAATACACCTGGCGCATTTTCTGCAGCTAAAGATGCAAGTAATATAGTAAATTATTGTTTGTTTAAAAAGAATAATGGCTGGGAAATTATGCAGCAATGGATGAAATCTGCATTGTTATGGAAAAATGCTATATTAAGATGGGACTATGTTGAAGATTATGAATACATATTTGAAGAGTTTGAAGAAATTAGTCAGGCTAAGCTTGATGAAATACTATCAGACGATTCAATGGAAATTGTTGGCAAACTTGAATACGAAAATAAAGTTATTGGTGAGGCAGATGGTTTAGGACCAGAAGTAGATTTAGTATATACTAATGTAAGGGTACGTAAAAAAATAGATAACTCACGAGTTAAGCTTGAATTAATACCACCAGAAAATTTTCGTATTAGTAGAGATGCTACTAAGTTAGATGATGCCGCATATATTGGTGTTCAAACAGAAATGACAAGATCAGAGATACGAAAGTATTATCCTGAGCAAGCAGCTGATATAAATTCATGGGATGATTTAGATGATGATGATAGCTGGTTAGGTACAATGAAGTATGCTGAAGATGTTGCAGCAAGAAAAGAAGTTACCGGTCAAGATTATTATCAAGGTTCTAATTCTTATGAAACAATACCTACAGAAGCAAATAGAGAAGTTACTGTTACAGAATCATGGATAAGAGTTGATAGAGATGGTGATGGCATTGCCGAACTAAAACGTTTTATTACAATTGGTACACATATATTATTTGAAGAAGATATTGATTTTATTAATTTAGCATCAATTGTACCAATAGATATACCTCATGAATTTTATGGTTTATCAATGGCAGANTTTGCTAGAAGCTCAACATTAGCTTCTACTGCAATACTTAGAGGGTTCGTAGAAAATACTTATCTTACAAACTATTCTCCTAAGTTAGCAGATCCAAATGTTGTTGACTTTAGTGCTTTACAAAATATGAAGCCTAAACAACTAATACCAACTAATGGAAATCCCGCAGGTGCTGTTGCATCGTTACCTCCTGAAACAATTTCAACAGGTACAGTTCCTTTATTACAACATATGCAAACTATAAAAGAACAAGCAACAGGTATGTCTAAAGCTGCACAAGGTTTAAATGATACACTTTATGTATCAGGAAATAGTGAAGCAAAAATGAGTGCGGTACAAAGTGCAGCACAAAAGCGTATACAACATATTGCAAGAAGATTTGCTGAGACAGGTTTTAAAACTTTAATAGCTGGCTTGTATGAAACCATGCATAAAAATATGAAAGGAAAAATGCCTTACAATTTACAAGGTGTATATGGTACTGTAAATATTGATATGCTACCATCAAAAATGGATGTTGAAATACAGTTAGATATTGGTGAAAATTCAAACGCTACTATGATTAATAAGTTACAACAAGTAGGAAAAGAAATACTTCCTTCTTTAAATCAGCAAGGTGCTGGCCTTATTATTAAGACTGACGCTCCAGCTGTATTAGCTACTAAACTAATAGAAGCAATGAATTTAGATAGTAATGATTTCTTAGAAGATTATACAACAGATGAGTTTAAACAAAAAGCTGCACAAGCTATTGAAAAACAATCTAAAGATAAAATGACAGAAATGGAAGCTGCTAAACAAAAGCTAATGTCTGATCTTGAATTAAGCAAAGCAAATATTAACTACACTAACGCTCAAAGTAAAAATACTATGGATGATAACTCTAAGCAATTAGCAGTGTCTATAGATAAACACTTTCAAGAATGGGCAGACCTAGCCATCAAGGCTACTAAAGAAGGAGCAGAGTTACCGCCTCATCCTAATTATTCAGATATAATTATGATGGCAAGAGAACTATTAAACCCTAGCCCAGCTCCACAAGAGCAAGGGCAGCCAATGATGGAACAACCACAGGAGGTTATTTAAATGGCACATTCAACTATATCAGCACTAGGTGTTGGTGCAACGCAAGCTGGTACTGCAGTAACAACTGCGGCTAATACTAAGCAAGTTATATTTGCTAATGAAACAAATTCAGATATAACATTAGATTTAAAAACAGATGGTGCAATAAATGCAGCTGATACAGGTATTCTTGTTAAAGCTAATTCATTTTTAACATATGATCATATAGGCGCACATGGCGCTTGTGTTATGGAAAATGTAAAGTCAGGACATGGAACTGCAGCTATAGCAGGACAAGAACATTCTAACTATGAAGCTACTGGATTAGCAAATAGAAAAGACAGAATCTACATAATGCATAGAGTGTAGATATGGAAAAATACCGACAGACAGCTGAGACGAAGCTGGGTAATAATAAATCTTATGGTAATCATAAAATTCATCCTGAAGAATTAGCGCGAAGGGCTCATGTTAAGGGTCACTTCGCTTCTAAGGAAAGATCAGAATTTTTTGATGAAGTATATGGAGAAGTCTTAATTGATTTCTTTCTTGAGTGGTTAAAGACAGAACCACATGAAACTAAATCTCGTGAGTTCCTCTACTCTTCAGCAATGGCACTAGGTAGTGTTAAAGCGAAAATGATAAACTTCGAGATGTATGGTAAAAACATACCACACTTACAGGAGGACAATAATGAGGGAAATTGATTATAACGCCTTATTAACTAATTTAAACGAAATGATAAATACATTAGAGTATGACTCAATGAGAAGTGCAGGAAAAGCTAAATTAAATTCGCTATCTATTGCAAGCTTATATACTTTAAAAGATAAATATGAAAAAACAATACAACAGAATTCTAAAGCTACACCAAAAAAGGAGGTACGCATAGATGGATAATACCGAAGCAACCGCAGGCTCTACCCTAACGGATGACACTGTAGCAGAGGTTGGTCGAACAGAAGAACAATTGCTGGCTGATATTGTACGAAATTCCGATTTCGTAGAACCTCTACCCGAAGAGCAAGTACCTGAGTTAGACCCGGAAGAAGCAGTAACAAAAGACCCAGAAGTTACTGAAGAATCCGTAATTGAAGAAGTTGAAGAAGAAGATAAAACAGAAGAAGAAGAAGTTACAGATGAGGATGATGCGTCTACCCAAGAAGCTGAAATTTATTCTTTAGATGATTTAAACTTAGATGCTAAAGTTGCTATTAAAATTGATGGTGAAGATTCCGAAGTATCTTTTAATGATCTTATTAAAGGTTATTCTACTGAACAACATCTTTCAAAAAAGGGTCGAGAACTTGGAGAAGCACGCAAGGGCATGGACGAAGAATATCAAACTAAAGTAGATGAGATAAATAAATTATCTCAAGCATCTATTTCTGTATTGTATTCGGCAGAACAAGCCCACTCAAAAGCTTATCATGAACTTGAAGGCGAAATCGAACAAGCTAGAAAAGATAATGATAGCTATACTATTGGCGAACTTAAAGATAAACGTGAAGTAATTCAAAAAGATTATTGGACTGCACGAAAACAGAGAGAAGAATTAATTCAATCAATTGATACTCAAACTAAAGCGCAAACTGAAAAAGTATGGACAGAACAGTTAAAACATTTTAATGAAACTATTCCTACATTAATTCCAGGCTTTAATGAAACTGTTGCAAAAGATATTCGAGCATTTGCTATTACAGAAGGTATACCTGCAGAAGTATTAGATACAATTGCAGATCCTGTTATTGTTAAATTTGTTGATGATTATAGAAAGCTTAAACAAGGAATTACTAAAGGTACAGTTAAAAGAAAAGCTAACATCACAAACAAGGCTCCCTTACGTAAAGCTAAAACTGCAAATAAAAAAGCAGATGATAAAGCTACAGCGTTAAGAAAAAAGACTTTAAGTGGTAAAGCTAGTGATACTGAACAAATGGATTTCCTTAGAGGTTATGCAGAACGCTCCTTAAATTTATAATATAAATACCTCGGAGGGTAAAAATTATGGCTAGTAATCTAGGTGTAAGAGGCACTGGCGGTCCAGCAGGACCAGCGAGAGCAACGAATAAAGATGTTTCTGAAAGGGAAGATCTTGCTAATTTTATTACGATGATCACAAGGGATGAGACTCCTTTTATGTCATCTATTGGAAAAGCAAAAGCAACTGCTATTTATCACGAATGGCAAACAGACCAGTTAGAAGTTCCTGGATCTTCACTCATTGCTGAAGGTACAGATTGGATTGCTCCAACTGCTAACGGTGCTGGTGGTACAGGTGCAAACCCTGCACTTGGCGCAAAGTTTGCTGTATCTGGTCCAAATAGAACCAGACTAGGAAACTATACACAGATCAATGGTAAAACTATTGCTGTGTCAGGAACTAGACGTGCAGTCGATCAGGCTGGTGTTGCAGATGAATATGCATATCAGTTAAAGAAAAGAGGTACAGAGTTAAGAAGAGATGTTGAGCATGATATGATTCATTCTTTTAATACTTCTGCTGCTGTTGCATCTCAAGGTAATACTGCAAGATCTGCTGGTGGATACCAGGCTTTTATAAATAGTACTGCAACTGTTAATTACTTAGGTGGTTGGCAAGCCCCAGCAGTGCAAGGTGATGGTACTGGAATACTTAAATCAGCTGCAGCTGCTGCTGGTCAACCTGCAAAAGGTTCACTATCACTTACTGAAATTGATTCTGTTATGCAGAAGATTTATGAAGAAGGTGGTAAGGCTACTAAGATAATGCTTTCACCAAAGTTAAGAAGAGATTTCTCAGACTTAATGATTAGTGATACTGGTGTTGTAAGAAACATCGATGAAGGTGGAAAGCTAAGGCAATCAGTAGATGTTTATATGTCAGACTTTGGTGATATTATGGTTGTACCAAACTATATCATGGGTCTAACTAATGCTGTTCAGTTTACTCAAACTAACGGTACTACTAACCTAGGCGCAACAACTGATGTTGCAAACTTCTCAGCACTTATCTATGATCCAATGTGGTTTGCTATGGCATCACTAAGACCGATGCAGGAAGTTGACGTAGGTCAGCAAGGTGATTCCACTAAAGGAATGATGATTGAAGAAGCGACTTTAGAAGTACGTAACCCAACTGGTTGTGGTGCTATTTACGGTTTAGCTTAAAGGTTAATTAATTATAAGGGAAAGTCAAACAGGCACATGCCACGGCTTTCCCTTATATTTTTAGGAGATAAGTATGCCAATTAAAATAGTAGCAAAGAAAAAAAATACAAAGAAATCAGGTGTAAATGGTGCAGCTAAGACTAAAGACATGCAAGCTATCAAAGCTAAGAAAGATTTAAAATATAAACAAAATCATTCTTTTGGTGAACACTATAATAAAGAATTTCAAAAAACATTTAATAATCCACTACCAGCAAAAGTAACTAAAAATCCTACATCTAATAAAATAGCAGCAGTAGTTGGCAAAGCGCTTTCACCAACTATAGCTATGAAAGCAGCACTTAATAATAAAAACAATAAGCAGTATAAAACTAATAGATCTAATAAAACTGAAACATTAGGTAATACTAAAAACCCATTTAAGAAAGTTGAAAAAAATTACGAAAGCAGACCAGGCTATAAATCAGCAGGCGGTAAAATGTCTAAGTATTATAGTAAAGGTGGAACAGTTTTTACAGGGAGATAAGTATGCCAAAAGTTGGAGATAAAGAATTTAAGTATAACAAGTTCGGAATGGAAGCAGCTAAAAAGTATGCAGAAAAAACCGGTAAAGATATACAATATAAAGCAATGGGTGGTAATGTCGCTAGCTACTATAATAAAGGTGGTAGAGTTTCAGGATGTGGACCAGCAATGAATAATAAGAAATAAATAATACTAGGAGGTATTAAAATGCAATACATAGAATTCGTAGCAAATGTAACAGCAAGTCCGCTAGTTACTACGTACGTACCAGTAAGTAGTTGCACCTTTAGAATTACAGATGCGCCAGTTAGTGTCACTGGTAATTCCGGTGCAAAAATAACTGCTACTAGAAAGGTTACACACTTTTCCGCTAATGGAACAAATGGTGGACCCACAATTCCAGCAGTTGTATTAGCACAAAATGTTGGCGCAAGATTAGGTTTCTTTAATAAGAACGGACATTTTCATCATTTAACTGATGCAAGTGTAGGTGCTTAATATGGCAGAACAAAATAATATGAGAGTTCAAAGTGCTACAGTTGATGCAAACAAAGGTATTAAAGGTGGCTTTGATTTACTTTCGGGACAATGGGAAGCTAAACAAGATATTACACAATATCGAGATGCAGCTAAATTAGATAGAGATAGAGAAGCATATTTTGGTAGGTCAAATAAAGGCTATAGAAAAATGGCTACTATCCCAGATATTGTTGCTATAAAAATAAATCAAGATCATGGTATAGATGTACATGATACACATTTTATGCGTGATAAAGATAAATTAAAAAAGTTAAAAAGCATATTGATTTCTGAGTATCCTGATCTCTTAATCAATACATAAGGGAGGATCATATGGCATTAACATATACTGAGTTAGTTACGTTAGTACGTAATTGGTCTAACAGAGATGAAGAAGTAGTTAGTGATGCAATTATAAAAGATTGCTTAAAGTATGCTGCTGATAAAGCATATAGAACATTAAGAGTACCACCATTAGAAAATGTTGCAACATATGAAAAAACATTATTAGAAGCAGCAACAACTACAACAAGTGGTTTGCTACCAAGTAAAACAGAAATAATATTGCCATATGATTTGATTGAATTTATACAAATTAAAGAAGTTGATTCCGCAGGTCAAGCAACAAGAGTGTTTAATGAAAAAGTTGATATAAGAACATTTAATGATCCAACAGCTGAAAAGTATTCAGGAAATAATTATTTTGCAAGACAAAGAAATTTATTGTTTTTAACTCCAGGCTTTGGTCAAAACAGTTCAGGTAACACTGCCAATGCAATTGAACTTTATTATTATAGAAGATTACCTGCGTTAAATGCATTGTACTCTGTAACAGTATTAAATTATAATGCTGGTTTTCTTACTACAACTGGTGCAGGTGTAAATGTAGAATATTCAGCTTTATTATATTTTAATAGTAATACTGGTACAACAGCTTACGCTACACAATCAGACGCACAAGCAGCAAATACAGGTGGTACAGTAACAAGCACATATTATATAGGAACACTTGTACCTAATTGGCTTAGAGATGAAAATGAGCGTATATTACTTATGGGTGCATTAGCAGAAATATTTTCTTATACACAAGATGATGCACAAGCAGCTAAATATGGTAAAATGTTTTATACAGAAATTCAAGAATTAAATGATGAAGATGGAAAGCGAAATGCATCTGGTGGTAATCTACAAATAAACTTTAACGGAAGAGGGTTAATATAATGACAACTGCAGCAAGACCTGGTCAGTTTACAGGTGCAACAGATAACTCTGCTAACGGTGGATTATTTACAGATACAAAAATAGATGGTATTCCAGATTTAATTAGTGCAGATGTACTAGCAGCTCAAGCCGCTGCAACAGCTGCTAAACTAAGCGAAACAAATGCAGCAACAAGTGAAACAAATGCGGATGCGGATGCAACAGCAACTGCGGCAGATAAAGTNGCTACTAATGCAGACGTAGTATTAACACATGCAGATGTAGTTCTTACACACGCTGACGTAGTACTCACAAATGCTGACGTTTCATCAATAGCAGGAAGTGTTACTGCAGCAGCAAATAGTGCAACTGCAGCAGCAAGTTCACAAACTGGTGCGGCAAATAGTGCTACAAGTGCTAGTACGAGTGCAAGTACTGCTGCAACACAGGCTAACAATGCGACTACAAATGCTTCTCTAGCGACAACTGCAAAGAATGCGGCAGTAGCTGCTCAAGGAGCGGCAGAAACTGCTGAAGCAAATGCAGAAACTGCTGAGACTAATGCAGAAACTGCTGAGACTAATGCAGGTAATAGTGCAACTGCTAGTGGAAACAGTGCAACTGCAAGTGCTAATAGTGCTACTGCAAGTGCCAATAGTGCTACTGCAAGTGCTAACAGTGCCACTACAAGTGGAAATAGTGCTACTGCAAGTGGGAACAGTGCAACCGCATCTGGTAACAGTGCAAGCACAGCTA